CCACCCGCCCACCCCCCGCGCGCTGCTGCCCAAGCAGCCGGATGTCGGTGCTCGGGCGCTGCGCGCTGGCGGCAATGACGGCCGCACGAGCCTGGTTGGTGTGGTTGCACAGGATGCGGTTGACCGACATTTAGAACCCTTTGCGATCGAGATTGGCGAAAACGGGGCGCAGCTTGCGCGCGAGCGAGTCGAGCGTGGCGTGGTCTTGCACGTCGAGCACGCCCCCGATATGAACATTGACGATGGGGCCGGTCGGGGGGACCGGGCGGGTGGGTGGAGTGTTGTTGTTGCTGCCGCCGATATTGGGGCTGCTGCCGCCGGCGTTGCTGCTGGGCCGGCTCGGCGTGGGGCTGCTGTCGCTATCGCTATCGTCGCTGGGCTTGTTGCGGTTGCGCTCGGCTTCGCGGCGCTCGCGCTCGCGGCGCTTTTCTTCTTTTTCGGCTTCCTGCTCGCGCGCCTTGCGCTGCTTTTCCTCTTCTTTGAAAATCTTGTCGAGCCACACCAGCTGCTCTTTCATCAGCGCGATTTCGTCTTTGAGCTGCTTGGCCAGGGCGCCGTCGCCGTTGAGCGCGGCGCGCTTGGCCTCGATCTGCAGCAGCGCAATCTGGCGCTGAACGTTGGCCTCGTCGCGCGCCTGGCGGGCCTTGGCGATCTGGTCTTCGGTGCCGTTGAGTTCCAGCCAACGGAATTTGAGGTCTTCCAGCCCGCTCGCGCCGCTGCTGGTGAGCGCGGCCTGTTGGCGCTCGAGCGACTCCATCATGTTGATGTAGCCCTGGGCTGCGCCCTGAGCGGCTTTGATTGCCGAGCCGAGGTATCGCGTCCACGACTCAATGCTGCCCCCGGCATTGCCCATTGCCAGCGCGGCCTGATAGGCGCGGTCGCCGGCCTCTTTGGCGCCAGCGGCAAATTGATTGCTCGCGTCCGCAGCCGACAGCCAGGCGACGCTCGCGCCCTTGGTGGTCTCGACTGCATCGGCGACCGAGTTGCGCGCGCCCATCAGCGATTCGCCGGCATCGTCGGCGGCCTCGGCAATGTCGCCCATGCCGTCGGCGGCCCCCTCGGTCGATTCGGCCAGCGCTTCGGTGGCTTTTTTAGACTCTTTCATCGATCGGACGATCGACTTGCCGGTTTCGTCCGTCTCGACCTTGAATCCGTACTGCGCTGCCTGTGCCTCGATAGTGGCATCTGCTACGCCACCGTTTGCCGCGATTGCAGCGTTCGCGTAGGCCTCGAACGCTGCCGGCAGCTGGTCCTTGACTTCGCGGCCCCCCGAAAGGATCAAGTCAAAAGCCTCTTCGGCCGCATCTGCTGTGCGCTTTAAGCTCTCGGGAGACTCGACGCCAAGCTTCCGGAACGCCTCGCCGATCGACTGAATGCCCGGAACTGCGTCCTCAGCTCTATCACGAGCCTCTTCGACTGCGGCGGCGAGCCCTCGGACTTCTGTGCTGCTGAGCTTCCCAACAGCAGCGAGCGCATTGATTTTATCGACAAGCGCGTCAAGCTCATGGCCGCTCGCAGCTCCGACCGCACGCTCGAGCTCAGTCGCAATGGCACCCGCAGGGGCCTCAATGCCGCGCATGCTCTGGACAATGGCGTTCGAGCCCGCGATCGCGGCTTTGACGAATGCGTCGTATGCTGCGGCGATGTCTTCAGCTGATGCCGTGCCGCTGCTTCGGATGATTTCATAGTCGCGTCGATAGCTCTCAGCAACCCGCTTCATCTCTTCCGACGACTTCACACCCAGCCGGGTAAATGCAGCATCGACGGCTTCGGCCGTGTCTTCGGCTTTGACCTTGGTTTTGTCGAGTTCAGACTGCATCTCGACAAAAACCTTGGCAGCGCCCTTGGTGTCGCCGGCGGCGATGAATTCCTTGTATTGGGCGGTCAGCTGGGCAATCTTTGCCGCGATGTCGCCGGACTGGTCGCCGAGCTGTTTGGCGCCGGCGGCGCTGTCGACCAGCCCCTGCTTGAAGCCGACCATGGCCACGTCGGCGGCGGCAAAGGCGGCGTTGACGTCGGACAGCTGGCCTGCACCCTTGCTCCAGGCGCCGGTCGCTGCGTCGAACGCGATCGCCCCCTCGATCACAGCATCGTGCAGTTGGCGGGAGCTCGTGACGGCCACCCCGGTCTGAGCAGAAATCTCAGCCAGCCGGGCAGCCACTTGCTGACTGGTAACGCCTAAGTCCGCGAGATTTGTGCCAAGACCAACTACGGTCCCTCCAAGCGCCTGCATCACGTCGCTGGCGCCGAGTGCAGCCGTTTTTACCTGCTCAACCGCCGGGGCTGCGGCCGACGCCGATTCATTCACCCTTGCCCAGGCTGCGTTGACCTCTTCTGCGCCCTCGGCGATGCCAGCGAAGGCCTCGCCGCTCTTGGCCGTGAATTCCTCATAAACCGCATAGGCTGCGCGGGCCTCTTCGCGCATGCGCTCGGCGGCCTGGCTAAAGCCCGCCGAAAGATCGCCGAACGTGATCTTCGCCAGCCCATCGGTGATCTTGGCCAGGTCAGCCAGGAATGCGGACGCCAGCCACGACATGCCCGCGCCCAGGCTGTAAATCGCGGTTTTCACCGTGGCGAGGCCGGTGCCCATGGCCGCCCAGGCCAGGCTGAGCACGTTGCCGGCGGTGGTGGCGTTGTTGCCGATGTCGGTGAACCACGCCTGCATATCCGCAGCGAAGGCCCGCATATTGGCGTGTAGCTGCGTGAAATCGATCTTTCTGGCGAACTCCTCCGCCCATTTTCCAGCGGCCTCGAACGCAGCCTTAAAGGCGCCGCCAAACGCAGTTGCAGTGCCATCTTTGACGAACGCACGCACCCGATCAGACAGCGCGCTGACTTGGCGCGCCAGCGTGTCGAGGACCGGCGTTCCAATGTCTTCCTTGAGCGACGTCCACGCGCTGCTAAAGCCTTTCAAGGCACCGTCGAGGTTTTTCGAAACAATGCCCGCGAAAGTCCGCGCGCTGCCTCCGGACTTCTCAAGCTTCTCCACCAATTCGTCGAGCGAGCCAATGCCCTGGTTCAGCAATGCGCGCAGGGCCGGCCCGGCCTCAGTGCCGACCGCCAAAAGCGCTTCACTTGCACGCGGCCCGGCTGCGGCCAACTCACGAATTGCCTGGTTGAAATCGCGCGTCCGGATCCCCGAGTTGCGCAACGCCTCACTGAACTTCGATGATGGGTCAATGAACTGCGCCAGAATTGCATTCAGGGCTGTCCCGCTTCGGCTTGCGTCAATGCCGGCATCAGCGAACTTGCCCAAGTAGGCGACGGTTTCCTCGAGGCTCAATCCCAAGCTGTTGGCGATCGGCGCGGCATAGCTCAACGCCTGGCCTAGTCCCTCCACGCTGGTCTTTGTGGCGTTGGCGCCTTGCGCCAGCACATCCGCCACCCGCCCCGCGTCCTCGAAGCTCAGGCTCATCCCGGCCACGGCCTGCGTGATGTAACCCGCTGCCTCTGCCAGGCCCACACTGCCAGCCGTGGCCAGGTCCAATGCGGCCGGCAGTGCTTTGACAGCATCGGCGGCGCTCAAGCCTGACTTGACCAACTCCTCCAGGGCGCTGGCGGCCTGAACGCTGCTGTACTGGGTGCTTGAACCGGCCTCTTTCGCCGCTGCTCTGAGTTCGGCCAGCTCTGCAGCCGTGGCGCCAGCCGCAGCTTGCACGGCAGACATCGCGCTTTCAAAATCACGAGCGCTGTCGACGCTCGACTTGAACAGCGCGACCCCGAAAAAGCCCGCGATCGCCGCAGCCACACCGGCCACCTTGGCCTGCAGGCTGCTGAACACGCTCGACGCTTCGTCGCGCGCGGTAATCAGGATTCGGGTGACGAGATTGGCCATGGCGCCAGTCTCGCGCGCGCGCGGGGAATGGCGGAAGGTGAAGCGATTCGGGCTGGAGCAGCCCTAGCTGATTGTCACGTCACCACGGCGTCAGCATGAGCGGCGAGCGCCTGCGCACCGGCGCATCGCCCTCTGCTGGCACCAAACCGAACCGTGCGGCCCCGCAGATTGTCGATGTAAACGTGTCGCTTGATACGCCAGCAAACTCAGACGCATCTAGGTCGCCTACCCAACCGCTCACGCCATACGCTCGCGTTGTGAACCCAGCAAGCGGCGGGTCAGACAAAATGCTGGTCGTGGTGCCGGATACGAACATCGACACAACTTTAGCCATTGCGGGGTCTGTCCCCGGCATAGTGCCGACTGAAAATACTGTGCGTGCAAGCCGCCCTGCTGCAGCGACATTCTGAAACGGGGTATCGGTGTTGACCCCTCGGTAGATTGCAGTCACGCTCCGCTGGCCGTCGGAGACTGTAACGGTACTTTCGTCGCCGTCTGACGGCGCAAATCTATAGATGAGCCTCGCGGACGTGCCTGCGTACAGCGACGTGTATCCGCTGGGTGTCCCAAGGTCTAACTGCGACGACGTGCGCAGCGCGAAGATCACAATCAGGTCGCCTGCGAGCCGGGCGGGCACAATCACTGATACAGTCGCGCCCGGAGTGGCAACAGCGGCAACGAACTCAATCGACATCACTCACCCCACTGCACAGCAACAACCTCAGCCACGGTCTGTGCGGCGTCAATCTGTGCTCGCAGGGTCTGAGACTCGACGTGTATCGCTGCAACCCACTGCCCACCCGCGAACCCGAGTGCGAGCATTTCGGCAGGCGTGAGCGAGTGCGTGACGTTTTCAAAGCTGGTCCAGACGAGGTTGCCGGGGATGCCCGCGACGATCATGCCAACTGCCGCCGTGGTCTGAGCGGTCAGGTCGGCCTTGGCGCGCTCGGTCATCTCGACGTTGCCTGCAACATCACCGGGAAACACGTAGGGCATCAACCCAGACTGACGCTGTTCGCGCTCGCCCTTGATCCGCGCCCAGGCGAGCGCCTTCACATCCTCTAGCGGCAGGTCTTCGACCGACCATGAAATGACGTGCGGAGTGACCGAGGTATCCACCGTGCGTGCCCCGCGTTGCTGCCACCATTCGACAGCGGGCTGCACGACGGTGCAGCGGGCCACGTCGTAGTACTCGGCCAGCTCGGCATCGGTCAGAAACTGCGGGCTGATGACGTTGGGGATGAGCGTCTGCACGCGACTGGTCGGGTCGCCGTCGGGCGTTTGGTAGTACATCATGCCCTGCCCCCGTCGCCGATCCAGCCGGCTGCCGTGCCTCGCAGCACGATGATGTTGCGCGCGCTCGCTGCGGTGTCGAAGGTTGGCGCAACACCGCCCAGCCAGACGATGCCGGGTATCGTGATCGACCGCCCGGCCGTGCCGTCGTTGGTCAGCAGCAGGGTCAGGTGTTCAGTGATGCCGGCCCCCACGCCCGGCAGCGTGATTGTGATGTTCCCGGCGAGGGTCATCGTAATGAGGTGCCCAAAATACAGCGAGACCGCCACCGCGCCGGCCACCACGCCGAGGTCATACACGGAGCGCGGCAGCAGCAGGTCCGCCTCGCGCGCGGCCAGCGCATAGGCGCCGTCACTGGTGCCCACCGCGAGTTGCGCCCGGTCGGTGACCAGGTAGGGCTCGCCGGCGGCCAGGGTTTCGGCCGTGGCTGCGGCGTTGAGTTGCGCGAGGGTGCCGCGCTTGATGCGGATCTGGGCCATGGCGGCTTAGAACGTACCGCCATCGACGGTCTCGACCGCCAGCGTTGCGAAGGCGTTACCGGCGTCCTTGGTCCAGCTCATGCTCGCCGCCATGCGCAGCACGCCGTCGGTGCCGTCGGTGCCCCACAAAAAGCCGGGTGCGCCGCCTGAGATGACGGCGACGCGTTCGTCGGTGGCGCCTGCGGGGATCGCCAGCGCCGCCTTGAACGTGTCGAACGTAACTTTTCGCTCTTTCTGCCCGGTGGCGTCGGCATCGTGAATGATCAGCAGATCGGTCGCGCCGTTGATCGCGCCCGCGGTCGACAGATCGTCGATCGCCGGCACCACGGCCAGCTTGGTCGTGGCGTCGGTGGCCACGTGCAGGGTGCCGCGGTCGGTGGTGATGAGCGGCTCGCCGGCCAGCATGCCGCTGGTGGGCAGGTTGGCCTTGATGCCGCGTTTGAGTTGGATGCGTGCCATGGTGCGATTACTCCTGGTGTGGGGCTAGAACGTGCCGCCGTCGATTGTTTGCAGGCCGAGGTTTGCCCGGGCCGCCGCTTTGGCGGGTTCGTCGTCGAACTCCGCCAGGCGCAGGCTTACCGCCAGGGCGCCAATGCTCTCGGGCGTGATCGCGCCGCCGGAGCCGTCGCCCGGGGGGCCGGGTGGGCCAGGCGGGCCGGGCTCGCCGCGCAGCACCGGGGCAAAACCGAATGACAGACAGTCGCCGGCCAGGCTCAGGGTGAGTTTGCAGCGGGCGCTCATTGGGTGACCGCCTGCACCAGCTGCACATCGCGGCTGTTCGAGATCAGCACGGTGCCATCGGGCGCCTCGAGGCGCACATCGACCGCATAGCGGCCGGGCGCCCACGCGGCCTGCTCGGTGGCCAGGGCGCCGATCGACAGCACCCCGGCGGCGGCATCGAGCCAGCTGCAGTTGAGCTCGATCACCCCGGCCGGGCCGCGCAGGTGACTGCGGGCGAGCCAGCCGGTCATGTTTTGCGGCTGGCCATCGAGCGCGAGCGCGCCCACCAGGTCGAGCGTGGCGCCGATCTTGTGGACGTAGGTACTCACGCGTCGCCCCGGGGTCAGTCGAACAAGCTCACGCGGGCAAAGCCGCCGTAGCTGCCGTCGCTGACGAGCTCGGGCACATACAGGCCGGCACCCGACAGCTTGAGCGTCGCCTCTTCGTTGGTGAGCCAGCTGAAGTCGCCGTCCATGGCCAGCGCGATGCGCGGGATGATGACCCGGCCTTTCTTGCCGTCCTGGTTCACGCCGTTGAAGATGATGCCGCGCTCGACGCTGGCCGCGCCAAATGCGGCGATATTCACATAGCCGCCGTAGGCATAATCGACACGCAACGGCTCGACATGCGCGGCAGGGTGAGCGATCAGCCGGCAGCGGGCGTGATCTGCGTCTTCCACGGTGTAATGGGTGCCGGCGACGTAAACGAGCGGCGTCACCGCAGTGCTGTCTTCAATGACGATCGCGCTGGCTTTGGGGTGGCGCAGGTTGAAGTAGTCGCCGGGCGCGAGCTCGGGTAGCTGCTCTGCGGTGACGGTGCCCGACTCGACCACTACGGCGGCGCCAAACAGCGCGGCGGCCAGCGTGCGGCCGCTGAACTGGTACATCGACAGCGACACACTCATGGTCTTGCCGGTCTCGAGCTGGGCGAGCGTCAAGCGCTGGCCGCTGCAGCTTTCCTGCAAATCCTTGGTGGTGCGGGCGATGTTGGTGGTGAGCGCGCTGTTACCGCAGCCTACGCGATAGACGTCCACCAGATAGCCGGAGTCGGGGCGGCCATTGGCGATGTCGAAGGTTCCGATCTGGATGGGGCCGTTGGCCGTCCAGATCATCGAGGTGTCAGGGGTGACTGCCATGGGTTACTCCTTCTTGCCGGCCTTGCCGGTGTCGGTGTCGGTGGGGGTCTGCTGGGCTACGCCGATGGCGATCAACCACTCGGCCGAGGCCGGGCGCAGCGTGAGCGTGGCGCCGGCGGGGTATTCGCGCCCGGCGTGGGTGTGGGGTTTGAGCAGCGTTACGCGCATTGCGTAGTCCTCCGAAAACGGCTTGTAAAGGCGAGCGGCACATAGGTGCAGCCGTCGATTGTTGCGGGCGCAAAACCCGGGGTGGCGCTTCGAAGCGCGCCGTAACCGTTGCCGGCATTCCAGCCGTCAAGCGCATCGAGCACGGCGTCACACAGCACGCTGGCGTCGGCTCGCGGTGCGGCCCCGGCTTTGATGTCGCGCACGTTGCGCACCGCAGGCACCACCACCCAGGTTTGCTCGACATGCGCCCAGCCAGGCGGCAGGGGTGCGGCCTCCTGGATGATGCGGTGCCCGCCGTACGCCACGCGCACGCTGGGCTTGGGCAGGCTGGCCTCGGTCGTGGCTGCGAGGTCGGCCGTACTCAACACATGCACGCCCAGGGCATCGCGCACGAGCGCGTCCAGGCGCGCCACAATGAGGGGCTCGAGGCCCAAGAACGTGGTCACTGCAGCCCCCCGCCCGGCCGGCGGCGAAACAGCGCACCGCCCGAGTTTTCGAGCACCTCGCAAACCTGCGGAATGGTCGGCGTGCCAGGGCGCTCGCCCAGGCTCACCGTGCCGTCTGCAATGTGGCGCAGCACCCGGGCGCAGTCTTCGTAGCGCTTGCGCACCTCTTCTGGCGCGGCGTCGTCATACAGCCGATAACGGCTGATGTCGCAGGCGATGCGCCGCAGTAACGTCGGCGTAGGCTCGAGCGGCAGCGGGTAACGCGTGCCCACATAGCCGTCGATCTCGCCCGAGGCGTCGTCGATGGCCCGCTCGACCCGGTCGGCGTCGATCACGTCAAGCGCGGCGCCCTGGGCAATCTGGGCAATCTCGCGCTCGCCAAACCGGTCGATCAGGTCTTGCAGGATGGCGTAGGGCATCGCGGCTTACTCGATCTCAGCCAGTGGGCCGCACTCCGGCACCACGACCAGGTCGGGGTCGGTGAGCATGCGCAGGATCTCGTCTTCGCTGAACTCGTCTGCGCTGACCCGCTGCTCGGCCACGCTCCAGGCGCGACCACAGCGGCGAAAACCCTCGCGGGTGGCTCGCACACGCAGGTGCGTGACGGGCAGCACGGCCTCGTCGAGCATGCCGTGGATGACCTGGCCGAGGACTTCTTCGACGCTGCCACCGGGCGCAGTCACCGCCTCGGCCTGGCGCGCGAGGTCTTCGCGCGCAGCCTCGGCTACGCCGGGCGGCTCTGTCGCGGCGCCCGAGGCCATCGCCCCGGGCGCCGGGCCTACGGCCTCGGTGGTGGTTGTATTGGTGCCGGCGCCAGTTTCCACAGCGCCGCCGGCCGAGCCCGCCCCTTGGGCGGTTTTGTGCTTGTGGCTGGCCATGGTGCTTACTCGAGCCAGGGCGACACGATCAGCTGCGCGGTGCCCTTCCACACGTTGGTGGCGCCGGCGGTGTTGCGCTCGGCGTTGAGCAGCTCGAGCGCCTCGGCCTCGTTGCTGGGGCCGACCACCAGGTGGGTGGGCATCACCCCCAGCGGCGAGCCGTCCGGGCGGAACTGCGCAGCCAGCGAAACGCGTGCGGCCTCGTAGTTGGTGGCGTCAAGCGCGAGTTTGGAGCCGACCGCCAGCTGGTGGAAGCCGAAGCCTGCCGTGTAGCGGGCATCGGCGCCGAACACGAACTCGTCGTGGTCGAACACATGCGGATCATCCGGGCGGGTGCGGCTCACGAACTGGGCCTTCTTGCGCTCCTGAAAGATCATCGGCTTCATGAAGGCGCGCGAGAGATCCATCAGGAACCACGGCGCACCGCTGCCGCCTTGGGTGTTGCTCCAGCTCACCTCGGCCTTGGCGCGGTTGTAGCTGGCGTGGTCGGTGTCGAAGTAATACTGGCCGTCGAAACCGGTGGTGGTGAAGCCGGCAGCGAGCAGGCCCCACACCAGGTCATCGGGGTGGCGCGCGACGAGCTCGCCCTGCATCGCGAACACGTTCGAATAGATGCCGAGCTTGTCGTCTTCGATCGCATCGCGCTTGACCGCGATCGTGTTCTCCCACTTCTTGTTGCGCAGCTGCGCAGCGGTGGCCTCGAGGTTGTTGTAGACGCGCTGGCCGACCCACTCGCGCATGCCGGGCAGGTCTTTCATCCAGCCGTAGTTCTCGGCATCCGACGTGCTGGGGATCAGCATCGCCACCTGGTTCCAGGTGGGCGCCACGGTGCCGAAGCCACGCAGGAACGCGGCGTTGAAACCCTGGGCCAGGGCGGTGAGGTTTTGCGGGGTGATCAACATGTGTGCTGCTCCTGTTACAGGCCGAGGCCGATCTGGACCCACACGCCGTCAGCATCGACAGCGGCGATTTTGCCGGCACGACTGCGGGCGCTCGATCCGTTGGTTTTGGCGACGGTCTGGTCATCGACGATCCAGCAGTCGGCGCCCACATCGGCCTGGGCGATCAAGTCACCGGCCGAGCTGTTGCCAAACTTGAAGATGCCGCGCCGGACTTCGACCACGGCCGAGCCGGCCGCCACGGCGGTGGCGGTGCTTTCGGCACGCCCGACGGCGATCAGCGCGGTGGCGACGCGGCCGGGGGCTGCATAGCCGGCATCGAGCACCACCAGACTGCCCTGGTGGACGGTGGTGTTGGCCTTGACCGGGAAGGCGAAGATCTCGCCGTGCTTCAGCGGGGTGTTACGGGCTTGGGTGAGTGCGGCCATGGCTTAGGCTCCCATCTTGGCTTTGGTGAACTCGTCGGCCGACAGCCCCAGGGCGCGGCACACGGCCAGCTGGGCATCGGTCTGCGCGTTGCCGTCGGCACCACCCGGGGCGGCACCACCGGTCTGAGTGCCGGCGAGCGCGGCGATCGGGTGAGCGGTGGCCACAAACTGCTTGAGTGCGGCGAGGTTGCTCTTGCCGAGATCGGTCGCCCAGTCTTTTTGGGCGGGCAGCAGCTTTCCGGCCGACAGCGCAGCCTCGACCACTTCGTCGACTTCGCGGCTGTTGAGCCGGTCAGAGAGCGCGGCAAGGTTCGATTGCAAGCCCTGCACCACCGCGATCGGCACGAACTTGGCCGGATCGGGCGTGGCGGCAGACAAGGCTGCGAGTTGCGATTGCGCCTGGTCGGCGCGGGTCTTGAGCGCGGCGACACCGGCCAGGGCGTCGCCCTCGGTGGTGTCGGCGGGCAGGCCGAGCGCTGCGAGCAGCGCCTTGAGCGTTTCGTTCACGGCAGGGGTCTCCTGGCTGGGGTGGGGGTGGCCGGAATGGCCAGTGGGAAAAGCAGCCGACGCCCGCGCAGACAGCGCGGCCAGCATCGGCTCGTCGATTGCAGGGGTGTTGGTGAGCGCAACATGGGCAAGGTCAAGCACCTCGCCGGTGTCGGGGTCATACGGAAACACCGGGGACAGATAGCGGTACTTGTCGGCCGCGATCATCTGCGCGGCCTCGGCCGTCCAGGTCACGGCGCCATACAGACCGGGCTCGTCGCCATCGGCCACAAAGCTCAGCGAGCGCGGATCGATCCAGCCCGAGGCCGGCACCGGCAAGCCGTTGTCGGCGGCGCGCAGCGCCTGGTGCTCGAAGTCGATCAGGATGTCGGCCGTGCGGGTCGCGTTGGCGGCGATCACCCGGCGCGCGCCTTCGGCACTCAAGCGCCACGGCCCACGGCCCGCCATCGCGCCGCGGGGGGCGTCGAACTGCCCGGCGGGAATCAGCCGGATGCGCGCATCACCGGCACGCACCCGCAGCGCGCAGGCGGCGAGGGGGTGAGGGTCTTGCGGGTGACGGTGGGGTGTTTTGTGTGGCATGCCGACGATGTTCGTCGGCGGGGGGTGCGCTGCGGAAGGTGAAGAAGTTCGGAGGGGGTCGCAGGGGCGGGTGACGGTCTACAGGACAGGTGGCGCTCTTCTCGGCGTGATTCAGGCCACGTCCATCCAATCCGGAATCATCACTGACCCCGTTACCGTACCGTTACTAGCCGCTAACACCACCTAAGCAATACCGACGGCAGGGCGAGCACACAAAACCGCTCAAAACGCGTTTTAACGCGTCGGCAGTTTTACCGCACCCCCGCCTGGCTGAGGTGGTCAGCGAGAATGCCCAGAATGGTCTGCTCGTCAGCATCCGAAACGCCCAAAAACGGCCGCGCCGGGATGTCGCCCCAGGGGATCGGCGCGCCGCGTGCCGTGCGGCCGTATTGGCCCTTCTTGGCGCCGAACTGCTGCGTGCCGGAATAGATGCGGCTGCTGCCGATCTCGACTCCGCCGTCCACCAGCTGGTAGGCGATGCCGCCGGCGAGGATGCCGCTATCGATCAGCGGCCGGCTGCCGCGCTTTTTGGCGAGCGTGGTGGCGGTATTGGGCGCCCAGGGGCTGCCGTCGGGCGCCTGGCCGGCGGTGAAGCGCTGCTTGGTGGATTCGGTGAGCTCTTCGCCGATCTCGAGCAACGCAGGGCGCAGGCCGGCAGGGCCGACGGCAGCCTGCAGGCGGCGCAGGGCGTCGATCACTTCAGCGCCGGTGTATTGGATGGCGATGGGTGCGACCATGGTTATAGCCTCGCGCGCAGTAGCTCGATCAACACAGACAGCAGGAAAGCCCGCGCGAGTTCCTCGGGCAGGCTCTCGCCCTTGGCTTGCGCGAACGCGCGCAGCTCATCCGCCACGCTCGCGCCTGGCGCATACGCCCACCCCTTGTCGATACCCACCGGCGCGCCGGTCTTCGGGTTGATGGCGTCAGACCCGGGCGGCGCCGTGGTGGCGTCGTTTTCACGCGGGGCGCGCACGGCCGTGATGCGGCAGCGGCAGCCCCAGCCATTCGGCGGGAAATGCGTGCTCCAGAACGGGTCATCATGGCGCAGCGTCAGGCCCGAATCACCCCAGGCTTTGTGGTGCGGCCGAGGGCGCAGCGCGATGTCGCTGTGCACGTAACGCCAGAACGGGCGCACCTTGAGCAGATCGGGGTCGGTGAGCTGGGCGTAACGACCGGCGGCGTAACTGGTGCGCAGGTTGGTCTCAAAAATAACGCGGGTGCGCCAGGCCTCGCCGGCCTGGGTGTCTTCCCCGGTCCAGCCCTTCCAGCCGTGTTTATCGACGGCGGCGCGAAAGTCCTTGCGGAATTCGGCCAGCGTGGTGCCGTCCGCAATGCCCTTCTCGACTGCCTGGCGCAGGTCGTTGAGGAGATCGGCCTTGGCTGCGCCGGCCACCACAAAGGCGCGGTCGTGCGCGGCCTCCAGGATGTCATCCCAGCGCTCGGTCGGCAGGTTCAACTTCTTGCGGAAGAACTCGATCTGCTCGGCGAAGGGCTGGCGAATCACGCTCTCGAGCGTGGGCGAGGTGGGCATGCTAGCGGCCGTCCGTTACATCGTCCATCCCCACCAGGGCGGCCAGGGCGAAGCCCTGGGCCATGATCTCCACCAGCTGCTCCACCGGCAGGTCGCCATACATGGCCAGCAGGCGCTGCTGGATCTCGGCGGGGCTCATGCTTTGGGCGACCATCTGCTCGATGGCCCCCAGCCAGGCGTCGAGCGCGGGCTGCGCTTGCGCGGCCAGCCCGGGGAGGATCTGGTCTGCCGGGTCGGCAGCCTCCGGCGACCCGGCCGGCGTGCTGAGCGCCGCCACTGCCGCAGCACGCCAGCGCGCAGAGGTGGCTGCGCCCGGAGGCTGCGTCCGCAGCGCCGGCGGGGCGGCCATCTCGGGCCGCGGCATCGACAGCACCTCTTCTGCAGCTTCGGGCGACGGGATGCGCAACTTCTCATGCGCCCAGCTGGCGGGGATCTGCATGCCGACCCCCACCAGCTTGGGCAGCGCCTCGGCATAGGCGGTGATGTCTTCGGCGTCGCCCAGGTCGAACTCCCAGCGCGGGCAGCGGCGATAGCTCTCGATCCCGCCCCCGTTGAGCACCAGCAGCGGATACACCAGGTCACGGGTCAGCGTGCCGGCAATCTGGCGGGCGTCGGCCTCGCGGATGTCGGCGCGCACCTCGCGGTGCAGGCTGGCCACGCCCGAGCCCATGCCGGTGGCCTTGGCCTCGGCGCTCAGCACCTGGCCCAGCACCGCCTTGCTTTGCGCACCTTCGGCCCAGGCGACCATGTTGAGGTGGTGAGAGCCCTCGCCCCCGCCGGTGATCTTGTTGATCTCGAGCTCCATGCCGCTGGGCATGATGGCGCGGGCGTCATGCCCCAGCGCGGCCACGGCCCGCATGAGGCTCGACTTTTCATCCGGGGTTGCGCCGCTCATGTACTTGCCCACGATGATCGGCAGACCGTAGGTCTCGAGGAACTCGGCGAAGTCGCCGATGGCGTAGGCTTTGTACAGGAACGGCCACAGCACCGCGCGATACAAGCCCATGCGGCCGATGTACCCGGTCTTCGCCTTGGCATGGGCGTGCATGATCCAGCCCATTGGCGTGGGCACCGCGCCATCACCGCTGCCGTCGTTCAGGCGCAGCTCGCGCCGGGTGGTGTCGGTGCGAAACCAGCTCTGCGGGCGCGGGTGAAACTTGGGAATCCACTCATCGCCCCAGCGCTGCCACTCGAGCTCGATCGGGGCAAAGCCGTGGCCGATGCCGTCCATCATGCACAGCAACACGTCTTCGAGGTCGTCGACCGCATCGCGCAGCAGCGCCTCGACCATCGCGGCGGACTTCTTCTCGGCCGGGGTGGCGTCGGCCGGCGGCACCAGGCGCCAGTCGAGCCCCACCACGGCACCGCGGCGCTTGTCGAACTCGCAGCGCAGGTGGGCGTCGCGGTCGTACATGTCGTCAAACAGCCGATGCTGCGCGACGATGTCGCCCTGGTCTGCGTCTTTCAACAGGCGCGCGGCCTTGGCCGGGGTGAGCCCGTCGAGCTGCGACTGCACCAGCTCGTTCTGCAGGGCGGCCACGCGGGCGGTCTGCGGCTCGCGCAGCAGGCCGGTGTCGAATTTGTTGCCGTGCTGGTCGATGATCTTCAAAACATTCTCCGCGTATCAAAGCCGCCGATGTCGTCAAAGGCGTCGCTGCGCTTGCCGTGGCGGCCCAGGCTTTGAAAGCCGCCGGTGCCCACCGACAGGGTGGTGGCGGCCATCCATAGCATTTGCAGCGCGTCCGGGCCGTCGTCGTGGTCGGCCTTGGGGAAGTGGCGCAACTGCTCGATCAGTGTGGTCTGGCTGGGGTGCAGGCGGATGAGCCCGTTTTTGACATGCGGCTGCAGGCTCTCGATGCGCAGCAGCTTGTCGGTGATCGGCTGCACCCCGCGGGCTGGCACGGGAATGCCCCGGGCCGCGGCGCGCTTGACCAGCTCCGAATACAGAAACGCCTGGAACTGCACCGTCTCGATCACCCACAACAGGCAGTGGTACTCCGCCTGGTAGGCGATCACGTCTTCGATGATGCGATCGGGCAGGCGCTTGCGAATGCCGGCCTCGACCACATCGAGCACGCCGGTTTCGCGGTTGAGCCCGCCCACCAGCAGCGCGGAGGGGTCACGGCTGGCACCGGCTTTGCCCAGCGACGGGTCGCACGCGCCGAAAAACAGCCAGTCGGCCAGGCGATTGACCCAGAACTGGATGATGCCGGCGAAGGGGGCGTTATCGCCCGCGACCGGGTCGTTCTGATACTCAGAGTCGAACGTGTCGTGGCCATCGCGGGCGCGGATCTTCATCAGCGCCAGCAGCGGGCGGGCGAGCCAGCTCACCACGGCGCCGGCGGTCATCTCGGCTTCATGCTGCTGATAAAACGCCTCGGCGGCAGGCTCGCCGGCGTTGCGCAAGGTTTCCTCCCAGCGGCCCCACAGGTCGAGGCGGTCCGGCCACTGGATGAGCGCCTTGAAGCGCGCGGTGCGCCACATCGGGTTCGCCAGCGTGCGCGAGAGCACCGAGTCGTAATGCAGGATGGTGCCGATATACACCACGTCGAACTTGGCCCCGGCGCCACCCAGCGGGAGGATCGTTTTGCTCACCCAGGCCTGCAGCTTGTCGCGCTGGTCGGGGTTGCGCACCTGCTCGTCGTTCTCGATGTCGTCGAGCACGGCCAGATCCGGCCGATACGGCCCATGCCGCAGGCCGCGCAGTTTTTTGCCGGAGCCCGCCACCTGCACCTTCACATCACCCCGGGTGACGATGGTGCCGGCCTGCCACACGCGGCCCTGGCCGCAGGCCTCGGGGAAGTCCATCGCAAGCCGCGGGTTGAACTCCAGCTCCGCCTTGATCGCCTCGAGCATCGGGTAGGCCTGGTCGATGCTGTCCATCACGATCACCGGGTAGCGCTTGCGCCCGGTGAGGATGCACCACAACACGAACAGCTGGCTGACCAGGGTCGACTTCGCCTCGCCCCGCGGCGCCGCGATGGCATCGGTCTCACCCTGAGCGCTGGCGACGATCTCGGGCAGGCGGGTGAACAGGTAGTTGTGCAGCGCGGACTTGTGCGGGCTGCGGATGTAGTGCGGGAAGTAGGTGCCGATGAAGAACTCGAAGTCGGCATGGGCCTGCTTGCGGCGCTTTTGGCACTCGGCCGGGTCCGGGTCGAACCCGGTGACCTCGGCCTCGATCCGCGTGCGCAGGGTCGCGGCGAGGTTGGCGAGGTCGGCGAGGAAGGATTTACGGGTTTGGGGGGTCATGCATAGGCCCTGGCAAGCTCTTCGCCAAACGCCTCCATCTGCTCCACGAACGCCCCCGCCAGGGCCGGCTGGCGCTTGGCGATGAACTCGCCGAAGCGGGAAATCACGTCCATGGCGACCGCCAGGCGGTCGGTCTCGGGCATCAGGCGCTTGCTCGCGGCCATCAGCTTGTTGTAGCTGTCGGCGAGGCTCGCCAGCGCCTGCACCTTGGCGGCCGGGGGCATGTCGGTGGCGCTCTGGATGGCGTCCATCGTCGCCTGCACCTGCTGCACCATGGCGGCCATGGTCTGGCGCACCACCTGCTCCATACCACCGCCGGCGATCAGTTGGGCGCTGCGGGCCTTCTCCCAGTCGTCACCCGCCGCGCGGGCCTCGCGAATCCAGCGCCGGGCGGTGGCGATCGGTACGCCGTGCATCGGCGCGGCCACCTCGAGCGAGAGCTGGTCGAACACAAAGCGCGCGCGTACGGCGCGGCGGGTGTCCTCACTGTGGGCCACGGCTTACACCTGGCCCGGCTCGGGGCGCTTGACGGCGCCGATCTGCAGGCGGCCCAGCACCACGTCGGCACCGCGATCGGAGAGGATGGCGACATCGTTTTGCCAGGTGATGAGCCCGAGGTCGGCGAGCATGTCGCAGTCGCAGCGCAGCTTTTCCAGGCTGGCCACGTAGCCGACCAGGCCGATCTGCTCGCGCAGGCCGCGGGCGGGCATCATGTAGGCGGGGGCGACCATGAGGGCCGCCAGAATGGCGCGGCGGCGGTCGATTTCGGCGATGTTTTGCGCAGCAGTGCTCATTTGAGACCTCGGTCGGTAATGCGGGCGAGAATCAGCCGCAGGGTGTCGTTCACGCCTTTGAGCTCGCCGCTCATGCGGCTGGTGTCTTCGGCCACGCGGTTGATCTTGTCGGCCAGTTTCGCCATGTCGTCATGCGTGGGCACGGCAGTAAGCCGGCTTTCCACCCGGGCGAGGCGCTCGGTGTGGCCGTCGATACGGGTGTCCATGTCTCGCTCCAGGCTGCTGATGCGTTCGTTGGTGACGCGGTTGCGGTTGGAGATGTACACGTACACCCCCAGCGCGGCCGTGATGAGGGTTTGCGCGACCTGAAACCAGAATTTGGCGGCGTCGAGATCCATATTCACGGCACCCTCCGCGCGACAGGGGCGGTGGCGCGGCCGGTCTTCCACTCTTGCTCGACGCCGTGGCGGCTTACCAGAACGGTGTGCACGCCCAGCTGCTCGAGCTCGGCGGCGAGCTTCACGGTGGTGGCGCGGTCCAGGTCGCCATGGGCGGCAAACACGCGCGCACGCCCGTCGCCCAGCATGAAGATGCTCAGCACCAGCTCATAGGCGTGCTTGTATTCGTAGCCGTTGGGGACGGTGTAGCCGCGACAGACGTACATGACGGGCTCAAGGTGTAGGTGCAAGCTCACTGCGCGGACTCCTTTTCGGTCCAGGTAATCAGGGCATCGAGCCTGCGGCCGCACTCGGCGTAGGCATCGCCGGCGGCGAGCGCCCATGCGGCGACGTCAGCATCGGTGGCAACGTGGCCGGCATCCGCTCGGTGAGCGACGCCGGTGGCGGGGGGCAGATCGATGGCGAGGCCGGCGGCACGCTCGAGCACGCGCAGAGCAGGCTCAGAGAGGCACACACGGCCGTCAGTGTGTTGATCGATTTCATTCTGAAAACCCTTTTTCAGGCGCGCGGCCTCGGCTCGGGCGCTGGAGAGCCTGCGGCTGAGCGTGTTGCCGTGGGCGATGGCTGTTGCGAGTGCAACACTGTTTGCATCAGCCTGGGCGAAGGCATCGCGGGCGTGGTCGCGCTCGAGCGTGGCAATCTTGGCCTTTGCATCAGCAACCCGCACCCGGGCAGGGCCCTCCGTTACTGCCACGCCGACCAGGGCGCCGAACACCGCACCAGTAACGGCTGCGGCCCACAGCATCGTGCGTGACGGCAGCGCGATCATGGCGACACCTCAAGTCCTGGCCCCCAGCCGGCATAGCGGGGTTGCAGCACCCGCATGATGCGGTCGGGGTAGCCGAGGTTCTCCCGGCAGTGGCTCACATGCCGGCGGGCAGTGCCGCAGGCGGCGTCGATACTGGCACGGGTTTTGTCGGTGGCGTTGCGGGCCTCGGCTTGCCAGTGGCCCAGCCCGCCGTTGTAGGCGCGCAGCGTGGCCCACATGCGGTCGCCCGGGTGGCTGACCGGCACGCGCTCCCAGATCCAGCGGTTGTAGCCCACCAGCGAGCGCAGCGCCCACGTGGGGTTGCTCGGCTGGCACTCGGCGGGGCTCATGCGGCGCAGCTCGCACCACCAGCGCGCCGTCGCGGGCATGAATTGCGCCATGCCTTGCGCGCCGACCCGGCTCACCGCGTTGGGTTGCCACGCGCTTTCCTGGTGCACCTGCGCAGCGAACACGGCCACCGGGGCATTGAGCCCAAAGTGGGCATGGGCGGCGCGCACCAGCTCGGCACGGTAGCGGTGGGCGACCGACGGAATCTGCCCAACCTGGGCATGCGCCACCCCCATTGGCAGCAGCACCAACACCACCAGCACGGCCAGCACCGCCAGAAACACAGCCACCCGCAGCGACCAGATCACGCGGGCGTTGATCTCGCGCTCTTCGGCCTCGATCTCGTCGCGCAACACATCGAAGGGGTCGCGCGGCTCGCGGCGCACGGTCAGGCCCCCAGGCCCACGGCCAGCATGGCGGCAGACACGATCAGCGCCCGGCGCAGCATCACGGCGCAAAAGATCAGCCCGAGGTCATCACGCATCAGCTCGCGGCACTGGTGCGGCCGGGCGTAGGGGAACATGCTGCGATCGACCCAGTAGCCGGCCACGGCGGCCAGGCTCACGAGACTCAGCTTGTAGAGGCTGACCGGGATCTGCTGCGGGGCGATCAGCAGCACCGCAAGGGTCAGCGCCAGGGTGATGACGATCCAGTCAGTCAGGCGGGGCAGCGGGGACAGCAGGTTTTTCATTGGCGGCAGGCGTCCATTTCGAAGGGTCGAATCGGCAGGCTGACCGCGGAGCGGGGTAAACCCCCACCGGCAGCATGGCGCACACGCCGAAGCCAAACCCCGCAATACGGTCGGCGTGCCGGCGCTTGAAGCGCCCACAGCTGCCGCATGTTTCAAGGGGGCTGGTCATGAGGCATGATCGCCGCGCGCGCGCGAGGGGCGGAAGGTGAAGGGGTTCAGGGGCGGGCAAAGAAAAGCCCGCGCGTGGCGGGCTGGGATTGGGTTGGCGCTGAGCCTGGCTGTCACGGATAATTGCTCACCTCCACAACCTCGCCACGCTGATCAAGCACGAACATTTTGTTCTCGACCACATATCCGCCAAAGCTGTTGCGAGCGCGGTATCTGTGGCGCACCACAAACCCGGAGCCGACCGGCACAACCTTGGACCACTCGATCCCCTCATACTACTTTGGGTCTTTGAGGACGCGCTTGAGGTAACGCTCAACCTGATGGACTGAAGCATCCCATGGGCTGTTTACGACTACAGCCTGCGGCGTGGCTGTATAGCTGGTCGCGGGGCGGGTTTCGGCAGGCTTGGAAGGCGGTTGCGTGGATGACCTTTCGTCACGGGCCTGTAGGCGCTGAAACTCTAGCTCGATATCTCGCCGCATTTCATCTGAACTTTGTTCTGCCCATGCAGGTAATGCGAGACCTGCGAGCAGGGCGAAAATAAGACTTTTCATCTTTACCCCCTTATTTCCGGTTCTTTCCGCGTCCGGGCGCAGCGCGGGTGTGTGCCGGCACGTAAGTGCCGTCTTTGCGGGTGTAGGCCCTTACCTGCACGTCTGTTCCCGCCGTATCGCGCACAGAATTACCGTACCCAGCACCAACCGAGGCACCACGGCCGCCAAGCGGCGGGCCATACGATGCGTATCTTGCCTGTTCGACATTATGATCATCGCAAGGCCGGGGCGACATGACGAGATGTTCTCCGCGCGCTTGAGACGCCCGGATAGCTGCACTAGGCCCGGTTTCGTCATAGCTGATGTCAAACGGCGGAGAGGCGGTGCGAGACAGCAACACTGTTCCATTGTGCAGCTCGTAACATGCCTGCGCAGGCAGAACCACCAGCGCCATCAAAACCGCCAGAATCCCTCTTTTCATACAATGCCCTCATGTCAATCGCGCAAGTGCTACTTATATCGGGTTTCTAAGCGCGCGGGGCGCATATCAATCGAATAATTGTCTGCGACTGTGATGATTGTCGATCTCAAAACAACCCCATCTGCCCGCTACGCTCGAGCACCTGCCCGAATGCCTCGTCGCTGCGCTTGAGCACCACGCTCACCCACCGGGGCGTGCAGCCGAATTCCAGCGCGATGTCTTCCAGCGTGGCGCCCTGGTCATAGCGCGCCCGCATGGCGCGGTGCGCTGCGGCGGCGATCGCTTTCTTGCAGGCGGGCACCGGCATGTCTGACCCGGCATATTCACGGTGCAGGATCTCGGCCGAGCGTGCGCCGACCAGCTCCACCAGGTGCTCATAACGCGCAGCCCCGGCGCTATTGGCGTCGCGGCGCAGCGGCATGGGGAACGGCACGCCGGGCCGGGCTTCGATCAAGGTCTGGGCCTTGGCCCAGCCGATGAGGCGCACCAGGTTGCGGGCCGACTCGGGCAGGTCGGATTCCAGCAGCGGCGGCGGGCGCTTGCGGGCCATGGCTCAGGGCACCTCTTTGTCGACCGCGTGCTGCAGGGTGCGGGTGAGCGCGGCCACCACTTTGCGCAGGTCGGCCGGGTCGCAAAAGTCCAGGCTCGAGCGTTTGCACACCCGGCGCGCGATACCGTCAGCGTAGGACAGCGGCCGCACTTCGCCGGTGACGCGGTGCAGCTCGGCCAGCAGGGCGTCGACCTTGGCCAGCAGCGGGGCGCGGTCGGCAGACGGGGTCACGCGCGCGCGCCCGGCATAGCCCTTTTTGCCACGGTTGAGGTGGTCGAGCACCTCGCCCAGCTGCAGCAGCGTGCAGTCGGCCATGCTGTCGCGGCCGGTGATGTTTTTGACGATCAGCCGGCGGGCGTCGTTGTCGATGCCGTTGGCTTTGCAGGCGGCGAAGATGGCGCGCTTCCTCTGGGCCATCCAGTCGGCCGGGGTCTTTTTGGGGGTGGGCTTGGGGGCTGCGGCCATGGCTCAGGCGCCCTGCTCGATCTGGCGGGCGCGGGCCTCGAGCGCCGAGGCTTCGCGCAGGTAATCGTTGTAAGCGGGGCCATCTGCATGGCAAGCGTACTCACGCAGGCGTGCAGCCCGGGCGCGCAGCTGCTCGGGGGTCGGTTCGGCCTGGGGTAGGTGCGGGGCGTTCATGGTGTTACTCCTCGTCAATGGGCATCAGCCACAGAATCAGCGCATGCAGCCAGCCGGCTGCGGTGTGGTGCGGGGGTTCTACCAGGTGCGGCATGTTGCTCTCCCTGCGTGAGTGGCCTTGCCGGATGGCCCGCGGGGGCAGGCCATCGAGCCAGGCGGCTCGGGTCAGGTGGGGTTGAGGGCTTCGTCGAGCGCTTTGCCGGCCACGAACTTGACCGCGATGCGCGACGGGATCTGGATCTCGGCGCCGGTTTGCGGGTTGCGCCCGGTGCGAGCGGCGCGGGTGGTGGTTTTGAGCTTGCCCAGGCCGGGCAGGACGGCCTCGGCGTCGATGCCGTCATCAGCGCAGGCGAAATGCGCGGTGATGACGTGTGCGGCGGCTTCGAGTACGGCTTCGATGCTGTCGCGCTTGACGGGCAGGCTTTCGCCGGCGATGCAGTCGTGAATCGCGGCGATGAGTTCGTTCTTGGTCATGTTGCAGTTGCTCCAGTGTTTGTAGGTTGGGTGCCGGCTCCCGGCAGCGCTTTCGCTTTCGCAGGCGCGCTCTTTGCTTTTTCCGTACCGGCTGGTTCCGTTATCTGCCCCACGGTTTCCTTGGGTCTGAGTTGTCAGGGTTTATGCTGTGGCGGCTTGTAGGGTTCGACGGTGGCGACCTCGCCGCCGCCGATGGTGCAGATGCGAAACCCGACCGGGCCTCGGGACGCATCCGCCAGCGCTTCGCAGGCGTGACGCACCTGGGAGAGCCGCGCGGCGTCAAAGGTGACGATGTGCGTCTCGTGGTCGCCGACTTTGCTGCTCAGCTGCAGCGGGCCGAATAGTGGCGCCAGCATCACGCCTTCGCCTTGGCCGCCACCTTCGCCTTGCCCTTCTTGGCCGGCTTGTCGTCTTCGCCCTGCCTGCGCATGGCGTCGGCCAGCAGGGCCTGGGCGAGCTTTTCCACGTCGGCGCTGCCCACGGTGATGAACGGTTGGTCGGCACCGGTGATGGTCGATACGCCCAGGGCGCGCAGCTGCTTGCCGTCGAGCTGGCCGAGGGCGTCGGCGACGATGGTTTCGGTGGTGCGGATGAGCAGGTCGGACTGCTCGCCCATGAGCGCGCGGATGCGCTTGATGAGTGCCTCGTCGTCGCCCCAGTCGAGGCTGTCTTCAGCCTTGCGGTAGCCGGCGCGCACGCCGTTGATGCTGATGCTGCGCGGCTTCACGAACAGGTGCGGGGCGAGCTCGAGGAGCGCCATCAGGGCGCGGTGAGCGACCGCCTCTTCATCAGCCGCAGCGTCGAGGCCGTCGCGGTGGCGGGTATAGATGGGCTCGATTGCGGCCTTGATTTCGTCCTGGCAGAGGGCTGCGCGGGCGGTGGTGGCGGCGTGGGCGACGGCGAGGCGGTCGGCGGCCTGGGCGGAGAGCTGGGCGGCGACGGCTTCCCCGAGGATGTCGGTGCGGAAGTCGGTGGAGAGGGGGGAGTAGGCGACGGTGGCGTCCACCTTCTGGAGGATGCCGAGGCGGGTGGGGTAGAGTTCGGGTTTGAAGCGGTGGCCGTGGGCGGCGCGGCAGACGGGGAGGATGCGGGTGTCCCACTGGTCGGCGACGGTGTCCCGCAGAGCGTGGAGACGGGCGATGAGGGTATTGAGGGTGGTCTGGTATTTGTCGTAGTGGACGGCGGGCAGGATGCGGCCGCCTTCGTTGTCCCAGGGGAGGGTGTTGTCCCGATGGAATTTGGATAGGGTGCCCTGGACGGTGAAGAGTTCGGCGACGCAGGTGATGCCGGCCTCTTTGAGGTCCTGCATGGGGAGGAGGCGCTGGGAGACGGCGAGGGCGTCCAGGGACATGCCCTCCCGGTGGGCGAGGGTCTCGGTGAGGTCACGGGACTTGGCGGTGCGGGTGAGGCCGTGGATGGTGAGGTTGGCGATGAGGGCGGGGTTCATGGCGGTGAGGATTTTTTGGACAGGATGACAGGATGGGCAGGATTAACAGGATTGGGGGATGAGGTCAGGCGAAGAGGGTTTCGCTTTCGCGGACGAGGTCGGCACTGAAGCCGTATTCGGCTTCGGCGAGGTTGTGGCGGACGGTGGCGAGGAGGAGGTCGAGGTGGGTTTCGGAGGGCTCGCGGGCGATGGCGCGGAGGCAGTCGTCAACGGTTTCCCATTCGGCGGTGGGGTCGTAGGGTGCGGACATGGTTTTTGGGGACAGGATTGCAGGAGGGGCAGGATTAACAGGAGGGGGCGAGGGCTGGGGCGCAGGCGGGGCAGTCTTCGTGGCAGCCGTGGGGACCGGAGAGGTGCTCGGGGAGGTCATCATCTTCGAGGAGGATGGGGTAGGCACCGGGGGCATAGATCAAGTCTTCTTCGAGATCCGCGTAAAGGATGCCACCTGGAACGTGGACGGTGGCGGTGGGATGCACCATTTCGGTGAGGCTGGTCCACGCAGAGCGCGCGGCTTGGAGGGGATCAGTTTCATTGACGTCGATCTCAAAAGCGACGCGGGTGGGAGAGGTGACGTTGGGGCTGGCGAAGTCGTAGTCGAGGTCGAGTTCGGGGGCCATCTGGAGGTGGCCGTTTTCGTGGTGGAGGGTGAGGAGCTCGCGGTCGAGGGCGTCGGCGGCGATGGCGTCGATGGCCAGGTCCGGGTTGGTGGCGAGTTTGAAGAGGGTTTCCTGAGCGAAGGCGATGAGGCGTTCGTGGAGGTCGGACATGGCGGACATGGGAGTTATTATTTAAGAGTGGGTGAGCGGGCGGGGAGATAGGACTTAGAGGGCTTAGAGGGCCTATCTCCCCTGCCCTGCTCTGCCGGGTTAGGTGGTGGGGATGTAGGCGTTGAGGCCGACGGTGAGGGGCTTGCCGAGGATGGTGATGTCCGTTTTGACGTTGCCACGGGTGCTGGCGACGGTGCGGGATTTGCCAGTGGAGGAGACGGGCGGGTTGGTGTCGTTGCAGTCGATGACAAGGGTGAGCTGCTTGGTCTGGGGGTTATAGGAGGCTTTCATGGTGATGAGGTAGGTTTGGGTTATTGGAGTGCGCCGGGGGCGCGGACGGCCGCCGGGTGCTGACACAAAAAAGGCCGGGCACCTGGGGAGGTGCCCAGCCTTGGCGGGTTGGGGTTGGGGGTGGATCAGGCGGCGGCGGGGGTGGCGAA